GCCATGGCGTTGTCCATCTGGTGGCCGGCCGGCTGCTGCGGGTTGGGTTCGGTCACCAGCTCCCACAGCGCCACCTTGCGGTTGGCGTAGTGCTTCACCAGGAACTTCCACATCGCCTGGAACTGCGCCTGGATGGCCGGATTGACGTAGAAATCGCAGTTGTTGGTGGTGATGCCGACGATCGACCACAGTCCCACCGCGTCGGCCGCCTGCACCTGGCCATCCAGGATGCTCAGCTGCGCTTGCGTGAAATAGCCGTTGTCGTCGGTTCCTCCGGCGCTGGGCGGTAGATAGGCGTCGCCGCTCACCGGATAGGGCGTGTTGCAGGTGCCGGACGGGTCGGCGAACCATTGCGGCGTGTCGCGCACGACGGTGAAGCCGGCCGCCTTCAGCATCGCCGCGTCGGCGCCGACATAGGGCTGCGCGGAAAGCACGCTGCCGAGGTTGAACCCCTTCAGCCGCACCTGCTGGCCGGCGTGGTCGACCAGCTGCTGGCCGCGCACGTACAGGCGCTCGACCGGCGCGGGGGGCTGGTAGCCGAATCCGCCGGGCCCCATGCCCGCGATGCAGTTGCTCGCCAGACACAGCCAGGCGAGGAGGATCGCCAGCGCGCGCATCTAGCCTCCGGAGGCTGAGAACGTCTGGCCCATGACGGGCGCGGAAACCTCGATCGTGCCCTGCTCGACCGCGCCGTTCGAGTAGGCGCAGCTGAAGGACCCGCCGGGGCTCAGGTAGAACGCCGCCGACGTCGGGAATCCCGAGCTGACAGCGCCCACCGTGAAATAGAGCACGCCGCCGCTGGTGTTCTGGATGATGCAGCCCTTGCGCACGGCCGGCGCCGTCGGCGCGGTGAACAACACTTGCCAGGTGTTGGCGGCGGCGATCGAGGGCGTCGTGACCATCGAGCTGACCGGATTGCCCGGCAGGTTGGTGACGGTCACCGGCGCGCCGAGCGCCAGCGCCCCGCTCGCGGCGAGGCAAAGGGCGGCGGCGAGGAAGGCTACACGGGCGCGGGTCATTGATAGAAGCTCACGACGATGGTGCAGGGAAGAGCGGCGGGGATCAGCTCCAGCGTGGAAAGGTCGCCGTCGAACAGGCGCTCGGCGAACGCGGCCAGGAACATGCCGCTGCCGGCGGTCGGCGGGTGGGCCGGATCGTCCGACCAGTAGCCGTCGGCCCCCTGGAATTGCACGATCGCCTTCGTCGCGCCGGCGGGCACATCGGCGGCGATCGACTGGGGCGCGCCCGACCCGACATAGGTCTTGCGGGGTGTGGCGGGAATCATCGGTGAGTCTCCTGTGCCTGATCCGCCGCCGCCGCTCGATGCGCCTTGCGCGCCTGGCGCTCCGGCGTAGCGGACGATCAGTGAGGAGCCGGACGTGTCGGTGTTGAGAATGAACGAGGCGACCTGCGCGCCGGCGGTGGGCGTGCGGATGGCGAACGGCCGGATCAGGATGTCGTCGTCGCCGCCCGTGGTCAGCTCGACCAGCATGTGCGTCAGGTCGATGGCGCCCTCGCCGTCCGGCAGCAGCGCCGCGACGGTGGCGGCCGACAGCGTGAACTCCAGCGTCCCCGCGCCGATCACCACGCCCGCGGCCGAGGCCAGCACGGCGTTGGTTCCATCGACCACCCGCTGCACGAACGCCCGGCCCGTCAGGTCCTGCGGCACATCCGGCCCATACCCCAGCGGATTGGCCATCGTCAGCAGCAGCGTGCAGACCGCCGGCTGTCCGGTGATCACCAGCGCCGCGCCGGTGAGGTCATAGACCCCGCGAAGGATCAGGGTGGTACTCATCAGAATCTCCGCCGCCCTATCCGGGATCGCTCAGCAGTAGCGAACCACCGCCGGGGGCGCCCTTGAAGGTCACCACATTCAGGCCCCAGTTGCGTGTGGAATTGCTGAACGATGGCGCGATCGTCAGCGCCGTTGCCGCGTTGACGATCATATAGTCGACGTGAAAACCACGGGCGCCCCCCGTCGTGCTGATCGCCGAGATGTCAGTCATTCCGCTCGACGGCGTGTAGGTATCGGCCGTAGAACTGTCGACCACCTCGGAGAAGACCATCTCGCCAGCCTGCGCCAAGGCGGCCGTGGTGATCGTGGGATTGGTGGCCGCGCCACTCGCTCCCGTGTCGATATCCAAGGGGCCTCCCGAGGTGGCTAGGATTCCACTCACACACCAGGCCTGCGCCCACACTCCCGTCGTTGTGTTGCTGAAGGTCACCGTAATGGGGGAGCCGTTGGCCAGGTGCGACATGGAGAACGGCTTGACGTAGAAAAATCTCAATTTCGCCGTCGATGTCACCGCCGTCAGAGTGAGCCCGATATAGGAATTCGAGGCTCCATCGCTGACGCTGTTGGCCGACGATCCAGTCCCACCGTCACCCGTCGCCACAACCACGAGCGAGGCCGACGGACAGTCGGCGCCGGTGGTGATCGTACCTGTGGTGGCGACCGATGTACCCTGCACCACGAAGCCTAACGCCACGGGGGCGCCGATGGCTTCAGCGAACATTGGCACCGCGACGATCGAGGCCGCGATTGTGAGTGAGGCGGCGCGGATCATGGCCCCTGGTAGCCCTGCGCGTTGCAATAGACGGATGTCAGCGAGGTCGAGACAGTGAACTGCGCGGTGGTCTTTGAGGATACAGCCGCCGACACCACCAAGGGCGACGCGATATTGCCCAGCGTAAAGCCGCCTCCGGCCGAGGTCGGCGGCAGGGGGAAGACGCTTGATACCGCGTCGTTGAGCGTGAGATATGCGTAGCTCGTTCCGGCGTCGGTGCGGAAGCACTGCAGGCCGGTGATGTAGATCTTGTACGTGGTGTTGGCGAGCTGGATCAACGTGACGGCGCTGGCTCCCGTCGTGTTGGCCGAGCCCTGCACGCGCAGGGCGGCGGGCGCGAACGGCGCCACCACCAGCTTGCCATCAGTCGAACACATGGCCGGCGTCGCCGCGCCGTCGGCGCTGGCCGAAGGAACGGTTGACGCAGCTCGGCACGGGATCGGCGCGTTGATGGCACCATAGATCGCCTTTTCGATTGCTGTCAGCGAGCCGCCGCCCGCGCCCGACCATGGCGCGTCTGCCAAAGCGCCGAGATTGGCGAAGAGGCCGTCCGCTGCGCTGACCGGCTGGGTCGCCTGGAAGCATCCGGAGCCGCAATTGAACGTCGGAGTCGAGGCGAAGGGCGGCAACATTCCTCCGATCGTCACTGAACCGCCGCCGCTGCCGCCGACGGTGCGCAGATTGCCGCCGGTGTCGCACGATAGTGGGGCGATCTGGCCAGGAACATACGTCGGCGCGGAAGCGCTGACTGAGCACATCGACTTGAGGCCCCAAGTCCCGTTCTCGGCCGCCCCGTCTGGAAAGGCGAACTGGCCGGCCTGGGCGAAGGCCAGTAGGGGAACGATCAGGAGCGCAGCCAGCGCGCCCCCAAATAGGCGTCGCCAATAAAGGTGTCTCATGGTTTCTGCTCCGGTTCGATGCGTTGGCCGGTGACGCCCGCGAGGCGGCTGACGAAGCCGGACTGGGCGAGGAGTTCGGCGACCTGCTCGACGCTCATCTGGTCGATGGCGCCGGCGAGGCGGTCGCGGACCTGTTCAAGGCTCGCGGCGCTCGCCACCAGGTCCTCGACCGGCGAAATCAGCGCGCGGGCGATCGGCTTCCAGTCGCTGAGCGCGGCGTCGATTCCGTGGTCGATAGCGTCAGGTGTTCCCGGCGCGGCGGTCGCCGCCGACCCCGCGGCCTTCAATTGCCGTTTAAGAAGGTTTGAGAAGGCTGAGAAGGCAGTCGCCGCCGCCTGCGCGGGGTCAGTGAGGCTCGCCTGTTCCTCGCCCCTGTCCGTGGCGTCTTCCGGAGGCGGCAATGGCGCGCCGTCCGGACCTTCCGAACCGTCGGCCGAACCGCCGGGCGCGGCGGCGGCGGCGGGCGTCCTGAGCACTTCCTCGTCGTCATCCGGCTCCGGCGCGCCCAGCTTGTCGCGCACCCACTTGACCGGCACGGTCAGGCCCATCGGCACCAGCACGTCCAGCGCGTCGCTCAGCACCTTGACGTCGGCGGCCTCGGGCAGGCCGATGCGTATCTTCGGGAACCGTCCCTTGACCGGCGGCCCGTTGTTGAGCAGCACCATCGGGCGCACCAGGTCGCGGTTGAGCGTTCCCTGCAGCATGTCGGCGTCGGCCGCCATGATGTCGCGGCGCACCTCGTTGTGGATCTTGCCCACCGCGTGGCCGCCGGCGATGGCGTCCGTCGTCGCGGTCTGGCCCAGCACCACCTTGCTGACCTGCTGGTCGAGATATTCGGCCAGCGTCTTGAACACCTCACCGTTGGCGCCGGCGGCGCCCTTGCTGTCGAGGAAATCGATGGTCATCGACTCGCTGATCACCGCGGCGGCGTCGCTGCCGATGTTGGCGACCGCGTTGGCCAGCAGGCGGATGTTCTCCTCCGTCTCGCCGACCCGGTGCTTGCCGATGCGCAGCGGCATGCCGTAGATCTCGGCGAAGGCGACCCAGTCCTTCATCGAATAGTTCTTGAACATCCACGCCCAGGCCACGGGGCGCGCCAGACCCGAGCGGATCGGCAGCCCAGACTTGGCCGGATGGTTGTGGTGGATGAACTTGTAGGGCGGCAGCAGGCGCGGCGGCCCGATGTCGCGCAGCATCAGCGTCTCGCCGTCGATGCGGTCGAACTGAAACCAGCGCGGGTCGCGCCGCTTCAGCGCGCCGGGCATCCACTGCCGCTCGCTCATGTCCCAGATGATTTCGGTGGCGCTGAATCCCTTGCCGACGGCGTCGAGAATATCGAACAGCTCCATCTGCAGCTGGTCGCGGTTCAGCCAGTCGCGCACCAGCTCGGCGTCGGCCTCGCAGCGCGCCGAGTCGTCGGCGGCTTCGACGGTGATCTCCAGCTGCGCGACGGCGCGCTTGCGGGTGCCCAGCACGCCCAGATAATGAAGGTCCTTCTCCTCCATCTCCTCGGCCAGGCTCAGATAGTCCATCGCCATGCCCTGCTCGGCGGCCAGCATGACGGAGGCCATGGTCGGCGGGTCGATGCCCTGGCCGATGTGCGGATCGAAGATCGACCGCACGCCCATCATCGTCGCGCCGGCGATCTCTTGGGTCAGCACGGTCATGTCGACCGGCTGGCCGTGGTTGTCGTCGCCCGGAACCACCGGCTCGGCCAGCGGGTCCAGACCCGGCTGCAGCGTCTGATCGTTCTCGTAGCCGTTCATCACCAGGTCCTTCCGCGACGCATGGAGGACCGGAACGAACCGGACCGGGACTCACGGTAGGCGTTGCCGGGAAAGTCGCTGCGCCCGGGCCAGCGCGGGATCTCGTCGTCGACGATGCGGCGGCCGTCGAAGATCGTGGCGCGGTGCACCGCCGTATAGTCGAACTCCACCGGCCCCGCGTCGGCCGCGCGGCTGGCCAGTCCCGCCGCCCAGAATCTATCGGCGTGCACCTCGCCGTCGTTGACTAGGCGCACGTTGCCCGTGGCGCCCGAGGTCTTCTTGATCGCCCGCAGGTCGGCGCGGATCACCGGATCGGGCGGCACGCGGATCTTGCGGTCCTCGAACCGCTGCACCAGGCTTGTCGCCAGATCCAGGCGGCTGGGCCCGGTCAGCAGCACGCCGTGGACGCGGTAGGAGCCATGCTTTATTTGAGCGTCCTCGACCACCTTTTCACCCATGCCGGTCTGGTCGATCCAGTAGGCGGCGATGCGGCGCTTGCGGTTCAGATCGTCGTAATAGGCGTCCTGGTGGGCGAACGTCGTGCCGTGCTCCTCGTATCGGTCGCGCAGCCACAGCACGTCGCCGATCAGCTCGAAGCCCCAGATGATCGCGCCATCCTTGCGGCGCGCCACGTCGCGGCCGACGTACATCAGGCCGCCCTCATAGAATTCCGGGATGCCGGCGTCCGCGTGCTCGCAGGCCGACAGGTCCTCCGGCTTGATCAGCGAGCCGCTGCCCATGCGCGGCTTGCAGTCCAGCTCCTCGTCGGAGTCCTCGCCGTAGAAGCCGCGGATCTCCGCTTCCCAGTCGACCTTGCCGTCCTCGGTCGGCGTCTTGCCGGAGACCAGGCACACGCGCTCATAGAGGCCATCGGCCATCGCGTCGGCGAAGGTGATGGTCAGCACCTGGCCCATCTGGTGGCCGGCGCGGATCTTGTCGATCAGCTGGTTGAACGGGTTGTCGACGCCGTCATGGGTCGAGACGACGATCACGTTGCCGCCCCAAATCATCAGGGCCATGGCGGCCTTGAGCATCTCTTCCAGGGAGTCGTGGAAGGCGGCCTCGTCCAGGATCACCTGGCCCTGCATGCCGCGCAGGGATCGCGGGCGGGACGGCAGGGCGATGATCTTGAAGCCGCTGCCGAAGTCGATGCGGAACGCCTTGATCGGGTGATCGGTGTCCTCGTCGAGGATTTCCTCGCCGATCGCGCTGGCGGCGTGGCCGAACGCCTCCGCCCACATGGCGCAGACCTCGACGAACTCTTTCGCCATGTCCAGGTTGTAGCCGATGTAGAAGGTGTTCTTGCCGCGCGCCGATCGACGCCGCGCCGCGTCAAGGACAGCCTTGGCCGCCAGTCCCCAGGTCAGCCCGATCCGCCGGCTCTTCTCGATCACCGCCAGCGGACTGGCGTCGCACATGGCGATGGCGTTGCGCTGATAGCCCAGCAGCACGCCGTCGATCGGCGTATGCCGCAGCGCCTCGGGCAGCGTGGCGTCGGTTTTGGGTAGGGGGCCCTGGGCGACCGTCATTGCGGCTTGCTCGCGGGCACGAGTTCGGCGGGCAGCTGGCGACGGAATCGCCACGCGAGCTGCTGCATGAGGGCCGACTGTTTTTCGGTCAGCGCCGGCGGCGACTGCATGCGCGAGCGAGCGGCCATGGAATTGGCGAAGCGTTTCTCGATCGAAGCCGGCAGAAAGGTGCAGCGCTCGAGCGCCTGGGCGAGGAGGACCTGGTGCTCGGTCATGCCAGCCCCAGAATCTTCTTGCGCACGAAGTCGGCGGTCTCTTCCGACAGGCCGGCCTCGGCCGAGCCGACGGCGTCCTTCACCGCGGCGGCGGCTTCCTTCAGCGCCTCGCGCTTGATCGCCAGACTGCGGTCCGCGTCCGTCTTCAGGGCGCGCGAGATCTCGCCGATCGACTTGGCGAAGAACATCAGGTTTTCGGGATCGAGGGTGTCGCCCTCCTCCATGCCGGCCAGCAGGTCGAATGCCAGCGACTGGAAGCCCTGCGCCAGCACCTGCAGGCCCTTGCCGTCGGCGATCTGCGGTCCGACCTCGGCGACCAGGCGATCGGTGATGTCCTGGCTGCGGCGCACGCGCGCGCTGATCTTCTCGAACTGCTGGGCGTAGCGGCCGATGCCCGAGCGCGAGGGCAGATCGGTGTCCGGCGACGCCAGCGTCTTGAGGTGGGCGACGATATCATCCAGCCCGACCTCGGCGCGCAGCAGGCGGTCAATCTCCCCTTTGAGTTCCGGCGGCAGGTTCTTGACCTTGGAGCGGGCCATGCCTCAGGCCCCCGGCGCGGGCTTCTGCACCCCGGGAATAACGGCGCGGCCCTCGGCGACGTCCAGGCCGCGATCGGTCAGCGTCGCGACCGTCAGGCCGGAGACGTCGGAGACCTTCACGGCGCCCTGTTCCGACAGCCACGAAAGCTCACTCTTGATCTGGTCGCGGCTGGCGTGCAGGCCGAACTCGGCGGTCGCCGAATGGATGATCGAGCTGTTGGCCCGATACGCCGGCGCACCGGCCAGAAGCCGCAGCATGGTCAGGCGAAGATGCGCGGTGAAATGCTCGCTCATGAGGTCTTGCCGTCAAGCGCGCGGCGCATCAGCAGGCCCTCAATCCGGTCCACGCCGGCGGCAGTGTGTTTCGTGCTGGCGGCCACCACGTTGAGTTTACCGTCCAGCCGGGAGATGTCGGCCTGTGTCGCGACCTGGTCGAGGCGGCTGGTGTGCATGATCAGCAAGCTGGCCTGACGCTCGACCTCGGCGCGCAGCTCCAGATGCGGCGGCGTCTCGTGCCAGTTCTCGGCGGTGGTCTGGGCGCGGGTGATGCGGTCCTCCATGGCCTTGGCCAGACCGCCCTTGCGCCAGCGGCCATCGCGGGCGGCGACCCAGATGGCGCAGGCGGTGGCGATGGCTGCACAGCCGGCGCTGAAGGTCGACGTCGTCTGTAAATCCATCGCCACCATGCGCCCGGCCCGAAGAGTGAAACCGGCGGTCAGGCCGGCTATGGGGTAAGTTCGAAGCCCTCAGGCGCCGGGAGCGGACGCCGCCAGGGCGGTCGTTGTCGATGCCGGCACGTTCGGCGCGGGATGGCCGGCGGCCTTCAGGTCCTGGGTCCAGGTGTAGACGGCGGTGGCCAGCGCGGTCTGGTCGACCGCCAGCTTGGCGGCGTCGGCCGGCAGCGCGGCCTTATTGCTGGTGAAGTCGGCCCTGGCCTGGAGCAGGTCGTTGTTCACCGTGACGGTGTCGGCCGCGACGGTCGCTTCGTCCGACTGCAGCTGGGGCGTGAAATAGGCGCCCAGGCTGGCGCAGGCGCAAAGGCTGGAGACCAGGACGAGCGAAGCGATCAGGGAAAGAGGGTGCGCGGTATGTTTCACTGGGCGGTTCCTTGTGAAGGCGGGGTCGGGTTGGTGACAACGGCGGATGGCGCCGTGGGGAAAAGCATCTTGGCCAGCGGCGAGACGGCGGCGCGCATGACGAAGGTGGTGACGCTGATCGATCCGGCGGCGACGGCCGCGATCTGCGGCCCGGGAAGGTTCAAGCCGAATGTCGCGACCAGGGTCAGCGTCGTGCTGACCGCGCCGCCGATGATCAGCGGCTCATTGGCGGGCAGCGAGCGGATGTAGGCGACGACGGCGGCGAAGAACTTGATCATATGACCACCTCAAGCTGATGATCGCCGCTTTCCCAGATCGCGTGGCGGGCGTCGGGCGGCAGGATGATGCAGCCGTGGCTGGCGTCGTTGGCGGCGTTGTTGCCGTGGATGCGAAACGCGGCGCGGCCGAATGTCTGGGTCCCGGCCAGCGGGTCGAGGTCCATGGTGTAGGGGCCGGTCTGCGCGCTCGTGTGGGGGCTGCCGATCGCGTACAGCCCGGGCGGTATCGGCCCGACGGCGATGACCTTGATCATGTCCGGATTATTGCGGCCCTCGGCGAGAGAGTGGCCGCGTCCCGAGTAGCCGACAAATCGACGCTCGCCCGCGCTGTCGGTGACGGCGCCATCGGTGATGCGGTAGGTCCAGGACATGACCGGACGCTAGGCCCGGTCCCGATCGGCTATCACCCTGAACTAATTCAGGGTGAGGCGGCTAGAACAGCGCGCCCTGCCGGGAGGGTGATGTTTCAGGCTCCGAGAGGATTTTGTAAACCCATCTTTCGGTGATCTTCAGCCGGCGGGCGATATCGGCCCGCGTGACGCCGGCGGCGTCCAGTTCGCGCACCATGGCCTTCTTCGCCGGCAGCATCGGCACGTCGATGCCGCAGCCGTGAAACGCCCCGGCCAGCCGGTCCGCGCCCGATCGTCCCAGCGCCACGGTGATCGGGTGATGCTCGCCGGGCGATCTGGGCACATACAGCCGCCGGCCGCCGAACGTCTCGGCCAGCTTGCGCGCGCCGTCCTCGCCCAGGATGCGCCGCAGGTTCGCGCCGGTGGCTTCCAGGCCCTCGTACTGCTCGGCGGCGCTCAATGGACGGCCTTGCGGGTCAGTTCGGCCAGCACCAGGGCGGTTCTGAGAGCCTCCTGAGTGGCCTCCTGGAAGTCTTTCAGGCGGTTGAGAATCTCGCCGCGCGGCGCATATCGGTATCGCCGCTCCGCCGCCACCCGCCGTTCCTCCGCCGCCTCGGCCGCCGCGCGCGCGTCCGAAACCTCTCGCCAGGCGAAAAGGTCCACGGAACTGGCGCGGGCGGCGGACATCATCATCCCCGGCGCGCCGCCAGCAGCTTTTCCAGCCGCGCCTTGACGTCGCTCAGATCACCGGCCTGCGACCACCCGGCGCGTTCCGCCATGCCCTTGAGCGCCTCGATCAGCTTGTACATCCGCGCCCCGTCGGACCACTCCAGCGCCTCGACCTTCAGCTGCCGCTGGCCGAACGCCCGCAGCGCCGCCTCCGAGCCATCCCGCACCACGCCCAGCTGGTGCAGCGAGATCCACAGGGCTCGGGCCTTGCGGGCGGCGGGGGAGTCTTTCTTGTTGTTCACAACAGGTTTGCGTGTGGTGGCAGCCAGCTTCGGCTTCCAGCCCTTGGCCTTCAGCTCATCGAGCACCCGCGACAGGTCCGACGCCGAGCACTTGGAGGCGCTGTCGTACCCCGTCAGCCGCGCCAGCATCGAGCGATAGGCCCCATCGTCGATCGCCAGCTCCTTGCGGGCGATATGAACCTTGGCCAGCATGGCGCGCGGCGCGCTCATTGCGCCGTCCTCCGCACAACGCCCTGACCGGCGCAGGTCGGGCAATGCCGCTGGATTTCCAGCGCCCGCAGCTCCGCGCCCTCGTCGACCAGCATGCGGAAGTCGATATGGCTGAACGTAAAGCCATCCCCGCCGCACGCCGGGCAGTCGTCGAAGTCGTCGTCGATGTCGGGGAAGGTGGTCATGACGCGGAACGCTCTTGAGGCGTCGTACCGAGCGGATCATAGACGGACACAAGATGCCGGATGATCCGACGAATTGTCACCGCCAGTCGCGATCCGGTCGCACGTGATTCTATGTCAATGGCCGCCACGCGTAGGATGTCCAAGTCGGCGAGCAGCTGATCGCGCGTCATTACGGTCGGCTTTGATTCATCCCCATCGTCCGCCCTCCCCGACACATCGAAAATGACCAAGTGTTCTTCTGAATCGAGTCCGCAGTAGAGAGTTAGGGAGAGCGATTTCATAACGCACTCCCCGGCGTCTTGAGATCGCCCCACTTGATCAGCACGCCGGCGAAGACTTCGCCCGGATGGATCATCCGCCACCAGCGATGCATGTGCTCCCAGGGCTCGATCCGGCCTCGAAGGCCGTCAAAGCCGTCGCTGAGAGCGAAGGCGTCCAGTTCGTCGATCTCATTGATGACGATCGCGTCGTCGATGGTGATGGTCTGCTCGACCAGATCGATGCGGATTTCGTGAACGCTCTCGACTGTCGACTTGCCGAGCAGCCGGCACTGGCGGGTGCGCATGCCGTAATAGAGCTGGATTTCCTCGCCCGGCCGCGCGTGGCGCTTCCTCGGCAGCCGGATCGTCTGGCGCTTGGTCCCCGCCGCGACGGCGTCGACGAAGGAGGTGTTGAAGGAATAGGCGACCATCACGCGACCTTCCGATCTTCCGGTTCGTCGCCGAGTTCCTCGTCTTCGAGGTCCTCATGCGGCGCATCCATCTCGTCGAGCATGTCGATCGCCGTCTGGGCGATGTACTCCAGCCAGGCGCGCTTGCATTGTTGGGACGGGTCGGTGCGCATCAGGGAACGCCTTCCAGGAAGTCGAGCCCGGCCGGGGTGATGACGATGCGGGCGTCGATGACGTTGATCAGCTTCGCGGCGGCCAGCAGCTTGAACGACTTGACCGTCATCGGGCCGGTGCAGAACCACTGTCCCGAGGGATGCATGTGCGCGCCGCCATGGGGCGTCGCCGTGCGGATATCGCGCAGGTGGTCAATGGCGGATTGGGGGAGTTTGGGGCTCATTCTGGATTCCTCGGCAGCCTCAGGGTGATGTTGACGCGGACGTCGCAGAGGCCGTTGAAGACGGCGACCAGCGTGGTGTGGGTTTGGCCGGCGTAGCAGCGCACGCGGCGGGGTGGGTTCATCTCGGTCAGCAGGTCGCCGTAGGGCTCGAACAGCGCGGCGATCGGCGCGGTCCAGTCGATCCAGACGGTCGGCACGCGGCGGCGCTTACGGGACATGACGGGCCTCCAGGACGAGGACGCGATCGACGAACTGGCCGTTTGCGATCTGGAAGCTGTGGGTAAACTGGGCGGCGCCGGCGGCGCGGGCGGTCAGGAAGTCCTCGCGGGCGCTGCTGGCGTTGAAATGGGCGACGATGGCGTCGGTCAGGGCGCGCTCGGCGACGTCGGCCGCGCGCAGCGCCTCGATCCTGCGCCAGGCATGGATCACCGAGGTATGGTGGCGGCCGAACCGCGCGCCCAGGCGGGGCCAGCCCATGTCGCGGCGCAGCGTGCGCGAGGCCCACATCGCCCGGTGGCGCACGTCCGCGATTTCGCGATGGCGCACCGGCGAGAGGATGTCGGCCGCGCTGACGCCGCCCTGCAGGGCCGCGAAGTCGATGATCTGGCGGACCGTCGGTTTCATCGGGCGTAGCGGGCCATGCGGGTGATGTCGGCCTTTTTCGGCTCGATGCGTCCGCCGCCGCCGATGGCGCGGTGGCGCGGGCAATAGGCGGCGTCGTCGCCATTGCGGGCCTCGCCGCAGAACGTGAAATCGGCCGCGCCCGGCTCGCCGATCGGCCACTTGCACATGTGCGGCCCCAGGGTGTGGATGGTCGCCAGCCCGGGCAGCTCGCGCGGCGACTCCGGCGCCGGCGGCGGGGTGACGACGACGGCGAAGGCCGGCTTGGTGACGCGGCGCAGGTCCGACCTGACCGGCGCGGGCTTTACGGGCCTGGGCGCCTTGGGAACCTGGGGCCGGTCGGCGCGTGGATCGAAGGCATTGTTGCGGGTCGCGGCAGAGAAGCCGGCGCGATGGGAGATGCCGATCACCGAGTTGCGGCTGCGGCCGGTCGCGAAGACGGTGTTGACCTTCGTGGCGATCTGGCTGGCGGAGAATCCGTCCTTCCACATTTGCTCGACGACGACTTTCTCTTCGTCTGACCAGCGGTTGTCCGTGCTGTTGCCCATGGCTCTATTCCTTCACGGTGATGACGATGTCGCCGAGACGTTCGGCGATCAGGCTGGCCCAGCGCGAGCGGACGCGGTCGGCGGCAAAGGCGGTGCGGGCGATGATGCGGACGGGCTCGCCGTCCTCGACGCGCAGCGGCTCGATCCACGACTTCCACGGGTCCTCGCAAATCAGCGGGATCATCCAGGCCAGCGGGTGGGCGGACGGCGCGGCCTCGGCGGGCGCGGCCGGGGCCGGAGCGGAGAAGTCTTCCCAGCGCCGCTGGCTCAGCCAGGTGCGGGCGTGGGGGATGAAATGCGATTCCTTGCCGGCCTGCTTGACGTAGGCGGCATAGCGGCCGGCGGCGGCGACGATCTCCTCCGGGTCCGCGCCTTCGCGGACCCGGCGGCAGAACACCTCGCGCGCGGCGGCCTTGGGGTTTTCCGGCCGGACAGGATACGCATCCCAGAACCGGCCGAAGGCCTGCAGCGTGGCTGTCGGGGCGCTCGCCATGGCGATCAGGCCACGGCTTCGAGGGTGGTTTCGTAGGGCTCGGCGATGAACTCCTCGCCGGCGCTGGCGATGGTCACGCCGGGGACCTGGCGCGCGACGGCGGCCTCGCCCAGCATCGCCTCCTTGTTCGGCTCGAACTTCTCGCGGATGAACCGTTGCAGGCCCATCTTGCGGCAGGCCTCGATCACCGCCTCGACGCCGCGCACGGTGACCGACGCCGGGCGATGGCGCCATGACACCGTGCCCGAGCCCAGATCGGCCGTCTTCAGGCCCTTGGGCAGGATGGCGGAGCGGTTGGCCTCGCACCACACCTTGAGGCCTTCCAGCAGCGCGGCGGCCTCCGCGCGGATCGGCGCGGCCTGCGCCTCCGCGTCGGTCTTCACCCTGGCCAGCGTGTCGTTCATGTCGGCCTCGATCCGGCCTAGCTGGCGATTGCGCTCGCCGATCATCCGCAGCGCGTCGGAGGCCTCGCCGCGTGATTGCGGCACCTTGACGGCCACCGCCGGGGTCTTCTTTCGGGTCTTGCTCATCGGTCTTGCAGTCCTCGGTTGGTGGGGAGAATTCCCCAGGTGGTCAGGATGAAGGCGACCCAGCGGGCGAGCGGGCCGGGCGTGCGGCGGCGGCTCATGGCCGGTCGCCCTGGATGACGGTGAAGCGGCCGTTGATCACCGGCGGCGGGTTGCGCTCGCCGATCTCGATCAGCTCCAGGACCTCGAAGGCCTTGGCCATGATCCACTCGAAGCGGGCGCGCGGGATCTGGCCCAGCCTCATTTCGTTGCGCAGCATCTTCAGGGTTTCGCGCAGTTCCTGGGTGTCGGTCTTCATGCCGCTGCCTCGTCTTGCAGCAGCTGCTCGATGGCGACGGCCGTGATCGCCGCGCGGTGCTTGAACAGCACGTCCTTGAGGACGCGCCGACGCAGATCGAGGTGCAGGTCGCGCATCGCACTGGGCGGCTTTTCGGCGACCAGCTCGAAGGCGTCGCGGGCCTGCAGGATTTCTCTCGCGGCTGACTGTTTCATGCCGCCTCTCCAAACCGCTGGGCCCATGCGTCGCGCAGGTCGGCGACATCGAGCGGGGCGCCGCCGGCGCGGGCGGCGCGGACGGCCAGTTTCAGGGTCTTGGTCAGGGTGCGGATGCCGCCCGACTTCCGGCCGATCTCCTGCAGGTAGGCGAGGCCCGCGCCGCGATCGACGCCCCAGGCGGCGGCGATGGTGGTGATGTCCTCGATCAGCGGGCGGGGCTGGCTGTGACGCACGCCCAGGCGCGAATAGAGCTGCGGGTACTTCTTCAGGTTCGCCGCGAGCGTCTCGTCGCCGCTCAGCACGACGCCCGCGCCGGTGTCGTCATGGATGCTGCGGACCTCTTCCAGCGCCGGGGCCGACAGATGCTGCGCCTCGTCGATGATCAGCAGCGCGCCGGCGCCGCGCAGGCGCGAACGCACCCGCTCCGACAGCGTCTGCGGCGTGCCCTTGGCGTCGCGCTCGCCCATGGCGGCCAGCAGGCCGATCAGTGTGGTCGGCACGCCGCGTCCGGCCGGGCTGGCGGTCATCACGAACACCTGCGCGTGCGTGGCCGCGTACTGGCGGATGGAGGCGGTCTTGCCGACGCCGGGAGGCGTCGAGATCAGGCCCATGTCGCCCAGTTGGCTGAGCGCCATCACCGTCATCATCCGGCGTGAGCTGGTGGTCAGCTGGAAGTCCGGCTCCGACGGCATCGCCGCCTCCAGCGCTTCCTTTTCCGACATGCTGAGGAAGAAGCGGTGGATCTTCGCCGGGATGTCGTGATTGGAGTGATAGTTGCCGTTGTTGTAGTCGCCGGGAACCCAGCTGCTGAGCGTTCCGGCCGGCACGCCGGTGACTTGCGACAGTGTCGCCCAGCTAAGGCTGTGGGCGGTCTTGTGCGCCTTCAGCCGGTCGCGGAGATCGTCGATCTCCTCCGGCGTGAAGGTGGTCTTGCCGAGATTGGCGTTCATCGGTAGGCTTTCCTTTCTCTGTTGCGTTGCGTTTCCGGCCGGCGAGGGTTGCAGCCCGCGCCGGCCGTCGTTCATTCGACCAGCCGCAAGCGGGCGACCGGCGCGATCTCCTCGAAATTCAGTCTGTCGATCAGCGGCGCGCGCATCGCCGCCGCCGCACCGGCCGTGGCCGCGATGCGAACGGGACGCACGAGCCTGGGCGACTCGATCGGACCCGGGGCGTCCCGCCCCGGCTCGACCAGCGCATCCGGCGACAGCAGCTGCTCCAGATCCACCGCCGCCTTGACCGCCTTGCGGTGCGTCGACTCCAGTTTCGCCCGCGCCTTGGCCGCGTCCTGATCCATGAAGCCGGTCGCCTCGATCGCCGGCGCGGTGCAGATGAACCGGCCGTCGAGCGAATAGACGTGGACCTCGCCGTGCAGGTCATCGGGGTCGAACCGCACCGTCACGCGCTGGCCGGCGACGTTCGACAGCGCGTCCGTCCAGTAGCGATTGCCCATGAAGCGCACCGCGCCGGACGCCCGGTCTGTCGAGACCTGCTCGGCCGCCAGCAGCGCCATGCGCAGCTGCTCGGGGCTCGCCTTGCGGATCGGGGCGGCGGCATAGCTGGCCGCGAACACCTGGTCGAAGCTGCCGCCGTTGGCGGTCTCCGTCCGCCGGCCCAGCCGCGCATTGTGCGAGGCCATGATTTCCTCGACGCGGGCCATGAACACGTCCAGCGGGATGGCTTTTTCGCCGTAGTTTTCCGGCTTGGCGTCGGGCCGGTTGCCCGTGTAGGCGCCCGCGAAGGCGGGGTGTTTCGCGCCATGATCGCAGAGGTCGCGGAAGCCGCGCTCGATCGGCTTTGACTGGCCGCGATAGGGCGTCGCCCAGTGGATTTCCACGCCCAGGCTGGTCAGCAGGCCGGTCGGGTCTTCCGGGCGGATGGTGAAGCGGAATCGGGTCTTGGCGCCGCCGGTCATGGCCTTCGACGCGAACGCGCGGCCGTTATCCAGCAGGCAGCCGGCGGGGATGCCGTATTTGCGGAACACATCGCCGAAGGTCAGGCGCGTCAGGGCGATATTCTCCGACTCGCCGACCCGCCAGGCCAGGAACTTTCGGCTGAAGATGTCCTGGATGGCGACCATCATCGGCCGCTGGATATGGCCGTCGGGGAAGCGGACGAACACGTCCCACTTGTGGCCGTCGATGTTGACCAGGGCCAGCGCGTGCAGGTCGGCGACGGTGCGTTCCTGCGGCGGCAGCAGCCGGCGCACGGCCTCGGCGCCCGAGCGCGTGGCGATGATCACGCGGCCGTCGACCTCGCGCTCCAGCTTGCGCTGCAGGGTCTTCAGGCTGGGCAGCGTCAGGCCGTTGGCCTTGGCGTAATCGACCAGCCGCGCGTGGCAGCTGCTCAGCGTCGGGCGTTCGGGGCGCAGGTAGTCGCTCTTGAACCGCAGCCACGCCTCTGCGTCGATTTCGGACTCCTTGCCGCCGCCGACGGGGCGCGGCGCGAGCCTCGGCAGCCAGTCGTGACGGCCGACGCCGCTGACCAGATTGAGCCAGTTCCACACCGTGGCGATGCTGACCAGGTGCGTGCCGGCGACGGCGGAAATCGCGCTGGTGCGGCTCTGGCCGGAGCGCTCGATCGCGGCCACCGCGTCCAGCGCCCGCTGGCGCCTGCGGGCCTCCTCGCGGACCTTCTCCGGCTGGCGCTCGAACCACGCCCATAGACTGGTGGAATCGGTCGGCAGACCGGGCATTGCGATGACATTGCCGTCGCATTGCGGAGGGCTCGCCAGCCCGCGCCGGGCCAGTTCGGACCGCGCCGCCGGCGGCAGCACGTCCAGGTGATATTCCAGGCCGCCGCCGCGTCCCGCGC